TGAATCATCTTTAGCTTCAAAAGGTATTACAGCAGGTGATGGTTCATTAGGTCCAGGTAAATTTACTTACGTTGCACCAGGAGTAACGGCAACATCAACTGATACACTCGACACTTCTAAATCAGTTGCACCACCTCCTCCGGCAGAGGGGCCAATGACCACACCACCTGCACCAACTAAAACAGTTTCTACGGCTGATGGGCCAGCGTCCACAGCACCGGCAAAAACCGCTTCTACTACTTCTAATGATACAACAACAGGAGGAACAAATGCTAACACTACGTCAGGTCCACAGAATACGACAACTAGTAAGACAACAGATTCGCCAACGCAAACACCGCAAGCTACAACAGCTCAGCCTGGAACAACTCAAAGTTCGAAAACAGAAGGATCGCAGACGCAGACGACTAATGAAAAAAGTGTATCAGATTCAAAGACTACATCAACTTCAACGGGGATTACTCCTACTGGAGATGCCAAGGCAGATGCTAAGGCAGCAAGCATAGATGCAAAAATAAAGTCTGAATTAGCAAAAGTGGATAGAACATTAATGACAGTAAGTGAAAGAACAAGAGCAATACAAGATATAAAATTAGATGGTATGAAAGCAAGTGCAGTTGATCTATCTTCATATGAAAATAAGAGGTTATTTGATGGCAGAACAATGGTTGGTGTACCTAATCCAGACTTTTACAAACAGATAAATATAACACAACAACAAATATACAAAGAAGCTTCACTATCGGCGTATATAATTAAAGACCCTATTTTTGTAAAACAAAGACTCTTAAAGGAGATCGAAGATGAACAAAATAGTATTATATTAGAAATTGAAATGTTAAAGAAAGGATTAAAAAAAGGATAATTTATGATAGGAAAAATTAAAGATAATCTAAAAGAAATAATCGCTACAGTAGCAATCGTAGGAGCAATTGGCGGAGGCTTCATTAAATATGGAGAAATTATGTCAAAAATAGACAGTATAGATCCATCAAAAGCAGGTCAAGTTAAACAAGAATTAGCGTTAGTTCAAAAAGAAGTTGAGCTTTTAAAAGTTCAAATCAAAGAATTAAGAGCACTAAATTCTAACCCATTAGCGAGATAGTAAACAATCTAACATAACAAAAAAGGCAATATGGAAATTTTACTTTCCGTAATAGTTATTATTTGTGTCGTTTACGTTATATTAAAAAGTTAACAAAGGAGAAAAGAGTACAAATGTATTCCAATTATGTCAAAAGTTTACAAAATAATAACCGTTATATTTTTTATTTCGAGTATTTTGATAGGCGCCCAATGGGCACACATAGACGAATTGATAAACATAAATATAAGTAACAGCAAAAAATACATACCTACGCCTAGCGTACAAAAGTAATTTTTATATTGCTGGCTAAAAAGCATCTCTAACGAGATAGAAGAAATATGGAAAACGATAACTTAGATATAAGAGTAGAGTTACAAGGTATTAAAAAAGACCTTGAAAACGTTAGTAGTATAAATGGCCGTTTAGATACGGCTATTGAAAAGTTAACAGACGTTTCTACTTGTATTAAATCAATGCTGGCCGTACACGAAGTTAAAATAGACCGTCAAGAAAAAACAGACGAGATTATATTTGAAAAGATCAAGGATAGAGCTGAAGAAATAGACAGTGTATACCGAGAGTTGCAAAGAGAAATTAACCAAGTTGAAAGACGTTTACTCATAGAGATAAAAGCATTACGTAATGACATAGGCAGTAGAGTAGGTATGTTAGAAAAATTAAAATGGGTCTTATTTGGTGCTGCTATAGTTCTGGTAATTATAATCACAAAAGACTTTAAAGCCCTATTAAGTATATTTTAAACAGGTTGACAAATTGAACAAAATGTAGTATATTAATACTGTGTTATGTCATCTTATATTGATCTAAAATTTATTAATATTCTATCGTCTAGGCTAAGTAAATTCAAAAGAAAAAACGACCACTTATTTAACTTTAGATGTCCTCACTGTGGTGATTCACAGAAGAATAAAACAAAAGCAAGAGCCTATCTTTATAGAGTTAAGAACGATATGTTCTTTAAATGTCACAACTGTGGTATGGGCCAAAATCTGGCCAATTTTATTAAATTTTTAGATGCTAAATTACATAGTGAATATACATTAGAAAGATATAAAGGTTCAGCACCATCAACACCAGAACCAAAGTTTGATTTAAAACCACCAGTGTTTAAAGAGGTAAATATAATAGAAGATTTACCTACAATAGCAGATTTGCCTGAGGCTCATCCTGCCAGAAAGTATGTTGTTAAAAGAAAAATACCAGAAAAGTATTTTGACATATTACATTTAAGTATGGAGTTTATGGCTTTAGTAAACAAAATTAAACCAGATACATTTACTAATTTTACAGGTGAACATCCAAGATTAATAATACCTTTCTATGATACAACTGGTAATTTATTTGCATTTCAAGGTAGAGCATTCGGTAATGAACAACCAAAATATTTAACTATTAAATTAGATGAAGCAAAACAAAAAGTTTATGGCCTAGAAAGAGTAAATTTTCAAAAGCATATTTACATTACTGAAGGCCCTATTGATAGTTTGTTTATAGATAATTGTTTGGCCGCTGCTGGTGCTGACTTGACATTAAAAACAAATCCTGATAATGTAACTTACATCTTTGATAATGAACCTCGTAATAAAGAAATAGTAAAACGTATGTATAAGATAATAGATAATAATTATAATCTTTTTATATGGCCAGATGATACAAAATGTAAAGATATTAATGATTTAATTATATCTGGCAAGACAATTCCAGAGGTTCAAACTATTATAAGTAGAGGTACATACAGACAATTATCCGCATTAACTAAATTAAACGACTGGAAGAAGTGTAGCATATGACAGCTGAAAAGATTTTAGTACAGAAAAGAAATTCCAGAGAAAAAGAACCACTTAATATAGAAAAAATCCACCAGATGGTTGAGTTTGCCTGTGAAGATATATCAGGTGTATCAGCGTCACAAGTTGAAATGAAAAGTGGTTTACAATTTTTTGATGGCATATCTACAGATCAAATACAACAGATTCTTATTAAGTCAGCTTCAGATTTAATTTCATTAGAAACACCTAATTATCAATACGTTGCTGCTAGATTATTATTATTCAGTTTAAGAAAAAGTATTTTTAGAAAACTTTGGGACCATCCACATTTATATGACCACACAAAAAAAGGTGTTGAGTTAAAAGTTTATGATCCAGAAATTTTAAACTATTACGACAAGTCAGAATTTGATCGTATGAATATGTGGATAGATCACACAAGAGATTACAATTTTACATACGCTGGGTTAAGACAAGTAATAGACAAATACCTAGTACAAGATAGAAGTTCAGGTGAAATTTTTGAAACACCTCAGTTTATGTATATGCTTATATCATCAACGATATTTGCAAAATACCCAAAAGAAAAAAGGATGACTTATGTTAAAAAGTATTATGATGCTATTTCGAGGTTTAAAATTAATATTCCAACTCCTGTTATGGCTGGCGTTAGGACTATTGTTAAGCAGTATGCTAGTTGTGTGCTTGTTGATATTGATGATACTCTACCAAGTATATTTACTGGTGATATGGCTATCGGAAGATATATTGCACAACGTGCCGGTATCGGAATTAACTCTGGCCGCATACGAGGAATTAACTCACGTATACGAGGTGGTGAAGTTCAGCACACTGGTGTAATACCATTTCTTAAAAAGTTTGAGGCAACTGTTAAATGTTGTACACAAAATGGTGTAAGAGGTGGAAGTGCAACAGTTCATTTTCCAATATGGCACCAAGAAATATCAGATATATTAGTTTTAAAAAACAATAAAGGCTCAGAAGATAATAGAGTAAGAAAATTAGATTATTCAATTCAACTATCCAAATTATTTTATCAAAGATTTATTAATGATGAACAAATAACATTATTCTCACCACATGATGTACCTGAATTATATGATACATGGGGCACAGATAAGTTTGATAAGTTATATGAAGAATATGAAAAGAAAACATCTATCAAAAAGAAAAAAATATCAGCACAAGAATTAATACAAAGTCTATTAAAAGAAAGAGCTGAAACAGGCCGTATCTATATTATGAATATAGATCATTGCAATACACACTCATCATTTAAAGATACAATTACAATGTCAAACCTTTGCCAAGAAATTACATTACCTACTAAACCATTACAACATATAGATGGTGATGGAGAGATTGCCTTATGTATATTATCAGCAATCAATTTAGGTATATTAAAAGATTTTGATGAATTAGAATCATTATGTGATCTATCAGTAAGATCGTTAGATGAAATTATAGATCACCAAGAATATCCAGTTAAAGCAGCAGAAATATCAACTAAGGCCAGAAGAAGTTTAGGCATAGGTTATATTGGTCTAGCACATTATCTAGCAAGAGAAAAAGTATTCTACCACGAGAAGGCAGCTTGGAAATTAGTAGATGAATTGACAGAAGCATTCCAATACTATCTATTGAAAGCCAGCAATCAATTAGCAAAAGAAAAAGGTAAGTGTGAGTACTTTAATCGTACAAAATATTCTGATGGTATCTTACCAATTGATACCTACAAAAAAGAGGTAGATGAAATAGTGACCAGAAAACTATCATTTAATTGGGAGAAATTGAGGAAGGATATTGTTGAGACCGGCCTCCGACATAGCACACTCTCGGCTCAAATGCCATCAGAATCTTCAAGTGTTGTATCTAATGAAACAAATGGTATAGAACCACCACGAGATTACTTGTCTATAAAGAAATCTAAGAAAGGGCCATTGAAACAAGTGGTACCTAACTATAATCAATTAAAGAATTTTTATACTTTACTTTGGGATATGAAATCAAATGAAGGATATATAAATGTAGTAGCAGTAATGCAAAAGTATTTTGACCAAGCAATCAGTGGTAATTGGTCATATAATCCAGAAAATTATGAGAGTGGCCAAACGCCATTATCAGAAATGATTAACGACCTATTAACAACCTACAAGTATGGTTGGAAAACGTCCTATTACCAAAATACATATGATGGTAAGAGAGATGAGGATGAACCGGCACATCCAGTAGGTTTTAAAGACAACGTGCCAGAAACAATAACAAAGGAAGATGACGACTGTGAGTCGTGTAAAATATAACTATGAGTAGAAGCGTATTTAATAAAGCAAAAGGTTTAGACTTTACCAAAGCACAAATGTTCTTTGGTGATGATTTGGCCGTACAAAGGTATGATACGTTTAAGTATCCTATTTTTGATAAGTTAACACAACAACAATTAGGTTTCTTTTGGAGACCAGAAGAAGTATCGTTACAAAAAGATCGTAATGATTACCAAGAATTAAGACCAGAACAAAAAAATATATTTACATCTAATTTGAAATACCAAACAATGTTAGACAGTGTGCAAGGCCGTGGACCTTGTTTGGCATTTTTACCCTTTTGTTCTTTACCTGAATTAGAAGGCTGTATTGTAACGTGGGACTTTATGGAAACAATACATAGCAGATCATATACATACATCATTAAAAATTTGTATGCAAATCCAGGTGAAATCTTTGACACAATCATAGAAGATAAGAAGATAGAAGAACGAGCCGAGTCTGTAACAAAATCTTATGATGACCTTATTGAAATGGGTTACAAGTATCACTTAACACCAGATAAAGTTGATATGTATGAATTGAAAACTAGATTATGGAAAGCATTAATCACAGTAAACATATTAGAAGGTTTAAGATTCTATGTATCGTTTGCTTGTAGTTTTGCTTTTGGTGAATTAAAACTATTAGAAGGTTCAGCAAAGATTATATCTTTTATTGCAAGAGATGAGAGTCAACATCTAGCCGTATCACAAAGAATAATTAATAACTATAAAGACGTAGAGAACGATAAGATGATGTTAAAGATTATTAAAGATACAGAAAAAGAAGTTTATAAAATGTATGATGATGCTGTAGCTTCAGAAAAACAATGGGCAACTTATTTGTTTTCACAAGGTTCAATGATAGGACTATCAGAAAAACTACTACACCAATTCGTAGAGTATATGGCCAATAGACGTATGAAGGCCATTGGTTTAAATCCTGTTTATGATACTAAGATAAATCCATTACCTTGGGTAGATCATTGGTTGAATAGTAAAGGTCAACAAAATGCTCCGCAAGAAACAGAAATAGAAAGTTATGTTATTGGTGGTATTCAACAAGACGTTAAAAAAGACCAATTTAAAAAGTTTAAACTATAATGATTACTAAACAAACAAAAACTTGTCCTTCCTGTCAAACTAAATATGTAATAGCGTGGAACAATGAGGTACACGAAATGAATCCAATTACGTGTCCATTTTGTAGTCACGAGATAGATGAGGAAGCAAGTGAAACAGACAACGATAGTTGGGATTGATTTTAGTTTAAACTCGCCGGCCATTTGTGTGAGTGATGTCAGCCTTAAATTTGAAGATTGTAAATTCTTTTACTTAACAAGTAAGAAGAAACATATTGGTAATATGATGAAGAATATATTAGGTACTGAACATATTGAATATAAAAATCCTATAGAAAGATTTGCTAATCTATCTACTTGGGCATTATCAATCATAAACAAATTAACAGATCCAAAAATCTTCATAGAAGGTTATTCTTATGGTAGTAAAGGTCAAGCCATATTTCAAATAGCAGAAAACGGTGGCATATTAAAGTATAGATTAAGTCAATACGATTATAGAATATTAGTACCAAGTGTAATTAAAAAGTTTGCTACAGGTAAAGGTAACGCTGATAAACAAATGATGTATGAACAGTTTACAAAAGATACCAATACAAATCTTATGAAAGCCTTTGATATACCTACACTTAACAATCCAATTACAGATATAGTAGATGCTTACTATATAGCTAAAAAAGGTTATTATGAAAGTAGAATATGTGGAACTTAAATGAAAATATTGAAAGCTAAAAATTATCTATCTGAAATAAAAATACCAATACAATTGTTTGATGTGCAATCTTTAATTACTATACCACCAGATAATTGGTTGGAAAATAGAGTTAAAGAGTTTGGATATTTTGATAGTTTTGAAAAAGCAGGTATGTTATATCCTATAGTTGTAACTGATGAAACTGAACAGTGGGTAATAGAAAGAATATTACCTAAAAATCCACAGCATAAAGATACTAACAATAAACTTAAAAAAGGTTTATATGTGCATCTAGGTAACAAACGTGCTTTATGGGCTAAAGAAAAAGGTTATGAAAAGATAGAAGGTTATTTTGTGAAAGAAAGAAAAGACAAAGAACTTATAAAATCATTAACACATATTAGACATACAAGGATTCCTAAATGATTGCTCTAGTTACAGGTTCACAAGGTTTAGTTGGTTCTGAATCGGTTAAGTTTTTAATCAATAAAGGATTGGATGTCATTGGTATTGATAATGATAGTAGAAAATATTTTTTTGGTAAAGAGGCCAGTACAAAAAACGTTAAGAAGGAATTACTAAAGTTTCAACACCGATACAAACATAAGAGTATAGACATAAGATCATATAATGGTTTAGAAAAAATATTTAAAGAATATGGTAAGAATATATCTTTAATTATTCACGCCGCTGCTCAACCATCACACGATTGGGCTATTAAAGAACCTCACACAGATTTTAATATCAATGCTGTAGGCACTTTAAATCTACTAGAACTTACAAAGATATATTCCAATGAAGCAGTCTTTATACAAGTATCTACAAACAAAGTTTATGGTGATACACCAAACAGATTACCTTTAAAAGAAAAAGAAACAAGATATGAGATAGATACTTCACACAATTATTATAATGGTATAGATGAAACAATGTCTATAGACAACTCAACTCATAGTTTATTTGGAGTATCTAAATGTGCTGGCGATTTATTAGCACAAGAGTACGGTAGAAACATAGGATTAAAAACTGGTATTTTTAGAGCAG